CGCATGAATATGCTTTACCATATGATGGGGATATAAAGCTCCCCCATGGTGTGCTCCACTGTGGTTAGTGGTATTGACAAGGATGCCTGCTGGCTCCTCTTTCAATTGATTCGCTAGGCTGTTTGATTGTTGAGTCTTAACGAGCTTATAATTTTTCTTAGTTTTAGAGTCCCTAAGTGTGTTACGACTTTTATTTTGTTTATTTTGGTAAACTTTTTGATTCTGGTTTTTCTTTTGCATCTTTAGTAGATATAGTACCAAGGTCTGGGATCACATAATTTGAAAGTTCTACTTCTGATAAGTAATTCATGATCCTCACATCGGCTGTCCTGTTGTAGCAAGGTGCGAAGCCTCTAGTGGCTTTAATAAGTCTTGCCTAATAATGGAACGGAATTTTCTAGTTCTTGCTGAATTCTGACTTGAATTCATTCTCACTCTTGAGTACAACGTCTTTAATTTCCTTGCTGTTTGTTTCTAGATCCTCTCTAATCCTACAGCCCTCACGGTACATGCACATTTCTGAATACTCTTTTAACTGTAGGTTCACTGAATGATTTATCTGTGGCATAGGTACTTTAGAAGACGTTACGCATCCTGTGTTATGTACTCTTTCGAGAAAACGCACAGTTGACTTACATCTCCAGTCGATGATTTTAGACTAAAATGACTAGATTTCTGTGTCGAACGTTAATTCGCTGTCTATCATCTAGCCACATCCTGCGTTTTCGGCTGGTTCATTCCGTCTAACAGTCTATTCCGATATCCGCTGCTTTACTTTATTTACGTCCTTCGCTTCAATTAAGAAGGCCCCATCATCTCCGGCTGCGAAAGATCGTGCTTTCATATCCTTGGTGACGCTTAATTGATAAGCCATATTATACAAAGTATTTCCAAGTGTTGTACGAGCGCCAAAACCCGAGGGAACTGTCCCGCTTAGTATCGTTGAAAACGCTACTTTGCGGTAAGCATCGCGGCAGACCTACTGTATATCTAGCTGAGTCTAAAGTTTTTGAGCATTGAATATGTCTGTGTTTGTA